TCCCCTATACCAATCATGATTTAAGGTCAAATTCTTCGTTAATTTCTTCATCTGCATCAGAATTTTCAGAACCACTTCTGATTCTGTCTAGTAATTCTTTTTGTGCATCTGGAGTTGGTCTAGCAAGAACTTCGTCCATAGACTTGAGGTCTTTGATTAGTTCGAGTTCTGATTCATCTAAAGCTCTAGGTTTACATTTTAAGGCTTGTAGTTGATACTCAACATTATAAGCCATTGGCCCTGTCTTTACTCTTTTAAAGCAAAGGTCCCAACCTGATTCTACATCTGCTGGGTCACCTAGGTCTTCAGCTGCGACCAAGATTTGCTCAAGTAATTTCTTCTTGAGGTTTAATACTTTAACTTTGCCATCATGTATACATTGTATAGCATATGACCATGTACATTTCATGTCTGGGTAGTATTCTCTTACCCAGTCTTTTTCAATGTTAGTAAATGCTTCTTTCTGTCTATCAAATGATAAACATTCAAAAGGAACATTCTTATCGTTTTCGCCTTTTAGCCAATAGACATATCTTGCGCATACATCTCCGACCATTCTGACTTTATTATCTCCGTCTACATAAGTGTAGCTTTCGATTTTCCCTTTTTGGGCTTCACCTTTTAATTTATTAAATGTTAGTGCCATTTTATTTCTCCTGTTGTGATTTCTTCAAATAAAAAATGTATTCTGTCATTCTCTACTCGTAGTAATCTATTTCTTTTTAAAATTTCCTGCCCACCAGTATAGTGTAGCAAGTCTAATGTAGTATCTTTTTTACTTTGATAATCAAAATAATTACGCAATGAAGCGATACCAGCATACTGCGCAATCTCAACATCTGAATATCTATTTCTTTGAATAAATAAAGGCTTAGGATTGACTAGAAAGCTATCTCCATGAAAACTTTTAGTCCAATACTTAAACCGTCTATCCTTTCTATTTATTGGGGGTTCTTTCCTATAAGTTAAAATATATAGGACTGCTATAATGTCACCAACTTTTCCGTTAGTTTCATTCCTTATCTTTTTCCAATCATAGAATATCATTATATCAAAAAATTGAGCATCTGTCAAGAAGTATTTTTCGAATGTTAAATAGTCTCAACTTCATAGCCTTGTTTCATGTAGTAACCCATTCTCGCATTTGCCTGTCGTCTTGCAGTTTTACCCTCTAAGTGAATATCAACGATTATCGGTTGAGGTTTGTCCTCATATATTCTTATTATACGACCAATAAGCTGTGTAAGAAGGGGCTCATTATTTACTGGAGTAGCTAGAACTAAACAACTCAAACAGTCTAAAGATAAACCCTCGGAAAAAATACTTTGAGTTCCAAAAAGTATATCTTTGTCATTGAATATTTGTTTAATCATAGCAGGTCTTTGTTCGTGTGGTATCTCTCCAGTAACACATATAGAGTTATCTCCAACAAGTCTATGACATTGTTTTAGAAAATCTACTCTATCAGATACCACTAATACTTTGTGTCCTAATGCAGCATAGCGTGCAGATAGAACAGCTATCATATTTTGGTACTCCCAGTTGTATGCAATAGCGTTAATTCTAGAAGCCCAGGGAGTGTTAGCCCCATCAGGAAATCGTATTCCTGATTTTAGAATATTTATCATTGGAACGAGGTAATTCTCTTTTGGTGGTTTATAAACATTTGTATTGAAATAATCTCGAAATATTACATGCCTACCATCTTTTCTCTCCATTGTGCCTGTAAGGCCTATTTTATACCTTGCTTTACTTGCATCTACAATCCTAGTAAATGTAGGACTGGACACATGGTGCATTTCATCAAGAATAAGTGTACCAAAAACATTTTCTATATCTTTCATTCTACGATATAGAGTTTGAACATTTCCGATGACAATTGGTGCGTCTATTTCATATCTTCCACTACCTATGATACCAGGCGTAATTCCGAAGACTTTTTGTACTTCTTTTTCCCACTGCGACCGTAACGATATTGTATGTGTTACTATCAATGTTTTCTGTTGAAGTTTATTTGCGATAGCTAACGCAGTAAATGTCTTTCCCCAACTGACCCAAGCATTAATTATACAACTATCACTAACATCATCATATACCGACTGTTGTGATGGTCGTAAAGTAAACTTAAAATCAAAAGGTTCTATTGATGATAACTTTCGTTTATCAACTATTTCGTAGTCTTCTGGTATTAAATCCGTTCTTCCGCTAGGTAGGGTAACTAAACCCTTTCTAACTATGCCCATATTCTTTATGATGAAAGGCGGGTCTAATGGATTTCTTGGTGGTATAGAATAAGTTAGTTCTTCATCAAGTTTAGATTGCATACTAGCACTTACTTCCATGAAAATTCTATTACTTAAGACAGCTTTCATTTAATCCACTTTAATCCGTGTAAATCTTTTATGTCGCTCCAAATAAACCATGCATAGTCTATTGAGTCTGTTCCTTTTCCTGTAAAGGAAGGTCTTTTACTTAATATTACTAGACCGTCTGGCGGATACATCTGCCAAAAATCATATCTAGCTTGTGCGCCAAGAAAATTAATTCTCAATAACATTATAACTGTTGGTGCCATTGTCATTGAGTGTTCTATAAATTCTTGTGCTAAACTAAACGGAGGATTAGTAATAACTAAATCATACTCTCCTTCATGTTTAAAAAAGTCTTTGTCCTTTTGTATTTCACACCAGTCTGTTTCTATTCCTTTATTTTCTAAGAAATTTACTATTCTACCATCTCCAGAACCTGGTTCAAGAGCAGAGTTAAACTGACTCCAATCAACTGGTAATTTTTCATAACACCATTCTGGTGTAGGGTAATAATCAAATTTATTTCTACTCATATTTTTCTCCATGTGTCTTTCTTTTTCTTACTAGAAAATTCATAAATAAAAGAAGGTCTTTTATTAATGTAAGCAACTCCGACATATGCAGAGTTATTGGGTCTTACTTCTTCAAAAGGAAAAGGAATATCCTCTACCCAAATCAAAGTAATAATGTCTTTCTTCTCTACTTTGGATACTTTTTTATATTTTATATCCATTTTTGTTGTTTTTATATATCTAAAGAACTTCCCTCTAGTATCAATAAAAAACTTACCGCCATGTTTATTTAAACTCCGAAAGTCTTTTATCATATATCGTAGTGGGTATAGTGATTTATGAGGGCTTTGTAGTCTTCGTATTCCAAGACTTTTACCTTTCATATTTTTATCATCTACTATCTGCGTGTCGCAATATAGTAAACCATCTTTGATTTCTACTTCATCAGAATGAAGTACATAAACTGGGAATATAATGTCCTCTAACTTCATACAAGTTCACAATCAGGACAATCCTCTGGTGCAACACAATGACCGTGAAAAGTTCTTTCACAATCTTCAAACGGTTGCATAGTTGAACAACTAGCTAATATAATTACTATTAGTAGCAGTAGTTTCATATTTTTCCTTAAACTTACCAAAAGAGTAATCTTCGCCTATATCAAAGTCACACCCAATCGGGCAACCTGATATAGAAAGTCCTCTATCTCTTTGAACATTTCTTTTTAATATTTCACAGTATTCATCAACATATGATTCATCTACTTCTGCAAGAATAGAGTCATGAACAAGAGCAAATATTTTAGCTTTAGAACTATCTACTTCTTTATTTGCGTCTATAGCTCCCAGTAAGTTTACATCTGAAGCTACAGATTGTACTAAAGAGTTGATTCCTGAACGAACTTCATGCGCAGCAATGGCTCGGTCAGTTGACTTAACGTTTGTTAGTCGTCTTTTTCTACCAAAGAAAGAGTAAATGTATGCTTGTTTCTCAATGAGTTTTTTGCAATCATCTAACCACTTCTTTAATTTATGAAACTGTCTAAAATAATCTTCGATTACTTCTTTAGCTTCGCTTGTGCTAAAATATTTGCCACTATCTTTTGTTACTTGTTCGCTTATTTTCTTAGGGCCAGCTCCATACATTATTCCGAATGTTACAGCTTTTGCCATTTGTCTTTCTGTAGAGTAATACTTTGCTACATCATCTACTTCACACGGTAGATTAAATACTAGCTTAGCAATATTACTGTGGAAGTTACCTCCATCTTTGAATACTTGTTGAAGTGCTGTATCCTCAGCAAGCACCGCAGCACAATACACTTCTGCTGTTGTTAAGTCCATAGCAACTATTTTCTTGCCTTCTTTGGCACGAATACACCCTTTAACAATAGGATTGTCACGAGGTATCTGTTGCATATTCATTTTACCACTAGAGGAAAGTCTACCTGATGTAGTACCATGTAGATTGAAACCAGTACGGAGTCTTTCATCACGGTCAAGTGCAGGTAATATCTTATCTAAATAAGTATTTTTAATTTTTACTTTCTGTCTTATGTCTAAAATGAGTTGGGGAACAGCATGTTCTTCTGCTAACTTACCTAACACTTCTGCATCAGTTGAGTCTGCACCTGTTCCTGTTTTCTTACCTGTTGGTTTTAATCCAATAAAATCAAAAAGTAAGCTACGAAGTTGTACTGTGCTATTCGGATTAAAGTCTTTACCTTGTTGTTTTTCAAACATTTCTACTTCTTTATAGTTATAGAGGTCTGCTACTGCTTTATCTATTTCTTCCTGCATCAGCACCGTTGATTTCATTAGTCTGTCCTTATCAAAAGGTACACCATTACTCTCTACATCAAGAAGAAACTCAGTCGCAGGAAGTAGTATGTTATAATATACATTTCCTAACTTTTTGTTTTTCTGCATATAAGGTAAAAACTCTTGATATATTAAGAAAGTACAAACTGCATCATAAGCAGCGTAGTCTTTCATTATATCAAAAGGAATCATATCCCATGAGAAATCATCTTTTAGTAAACCATTACGCTTACGAAAATCCTCGATCCAATCGTACATTGGTTTTTCATAATCTCCAAAAGGAGTGAACTTCAAGGCTAATTGTTTTAAACCATGAGTCCCTGGCTGTTCGTTTAATGTGTAATGCATTAACATAGTGTCTTCAAATCTTGGAAAGTTAAATCCAAAATGAAACTTGAAGAAAGCAATATCAAACTTACTATTGTGAAATACAACTTTCTTTTTATCAAATAATTGTTGAAGTAATTTTTCTGCTTTCTCGTCTATGCAATCTGTACTAATATATGCTCCATGATTCTTTTTATAGGATAAACTTATACCTATCATATGTCCATCACGAGGATAAAGACTAGTTGTTTCGGAGTCAAGTGCGATAAAATCATTATCGTGATTCAATGCATCATCTAAGAATACATATAAATCTCTACTGTCTGTGATACCGAATATTTCGTCTTTTGATAGTGTTTCTTGTTTCAGCTCTCCATGAATATATTTTACTATGTTATCTCTTGACTCTTCCCAAGTTTTCTTGGCTTCAGGTTTAAATGCTAACATAGCAGGGTTGATTACAGGTAAAAACTTGTCTTCAACTATTCTACCACTATACTCAGTGATGGAAGTAGCTTTTGTATAGTACTTTAGTGGCTCAGAACCAACCAATATTACCCAGTCATAA